GACTTATTACTTTTGCTGGCATTGTAAATCAAGGCACACCGTGCTGTCACTGCTGTTGACCAAGACGTATTGGCCCAGTTAACGTAGACCGTGTACCCAGAAGTATTAAGTGCTACCCCGGTCATAACCTCGCCACCTGCTGTATAGCCTGACGCTACAACCTCTTCTGAGGTGCTGTATACCGTGGTATCTGCGTCAAGGTTAGCGTTTGACGTGTACAGGGCAATTTTAATGGTGTCCGTTAACAGGTCGTGTACCGCTTGGTACACCTCTGCTTTAAACGAAGTGGTCTGGGTTTGGACGATCATTACACTACACCATTATTCTGGGGCAACGGGGCCATACGGTACTGACCACTACGATACGCATCGCTGCGCTCAAGTCCATCGCCAAGACGTTTAGCCAGCATTAACGCTTCCTTGTACTTCCCATCGTACAAAGCAACAATGTCGGTCTCGCCCTTCATGTAGGTATACGCCTCTACCAACGCGCCATACAACAGCACAGAGTCAAAATTATCACCCAACCAAGTGGTTGTTGCAGTGGTGATGGACTCAGGATAGTAATAGTAGTGAAGTTCTGCGTAGTACTGTGCATCTGGTGTTGGGCCAAGAATAAACGACAACTCGTTGGTTGGTACTGAAGGCGGTCCAGATGTAGTTGTTGGGCCAAACAAAGCGTAGTACTTAGGCAGGGCTGTATCCGCAGGGGTTGGGTACGCTTCACGAATGAAGTTAACATCCTTGTTCAGCAAGTAATGGTACGTCTCCGTAGCCGTTCCGTAGCCCTCAATCACCGCTAACGAATAAGGCGAAAGGAAGTCACTGGGGCAAGACAGGTACTTGTTGTTGGTTGACAAAATACCCGTTACGTTCTTACGTATTGAAGGGAACTGAATGGTGTTGTAAATGCGCTGCTCTGCCTGCGTTATGAACGTATTCATATCCGTAGTTGGGAATGTGTTCTCCGTGTAATCGGAGATAGCAACCACTAGAGCAGCGTAGTTCATGCCATTGGGCCTCGTGCCATTACACCTTTAGTAGCTGCGCCTGTGCCACGGATTTTAATTCCATCGGTCTTAGTTGGCTCGTTACCAGCGGATTTACTGATGTTGCCTACGCTTACGTCAAACGAGTCTAACTTGCTGCGGTTAGGTTCTTTGCCGGGATTCTCAGCAACGGTGACACCCTTGCCTGACATAGTGTGGGGTTTAGCGTAGAGGCTGGCAGGGCCAACTTCTTTACCCATGCGTTTCATGCTTTGTGTTGCCATATTAGCCTCGCTTTTGATTAGCTACTTTAGCTAGACCACGGCCTAGCTTCAGCATTTCTTCATTGGTCTTGCCGCCTTTGCTACCTTTTCCACCATGCTGAATGCCAACGGAAGGGCCGCTATCGCCAAGATTTTTGCCTTTGGTTTTACCTTTTACAGTAACGCCATCTGCAGCTTTTGTGTATGCCATGATTAACTCCTATGAAACCGTAAATTGATTTGACTTGCTTTGGTTGTGCTTTGCGGGTATGACTTGCAAATTGTACGGGGTATGCAGCCCAGACACAAGTTTTCCTTGTAAAGGAACGATATGGTCAACTTGCCAAGAAAAACCAAACAACTTGGTACGAAGCGCTGCCAATTCATAAGCCTGCTCAATCATCCAGTGATCGTCTTGCGTTAGCCACTTTGGCGTTTGCATCCTTTTGGATAACTGGTGTTTACGACTCCAAGCATTTGTTTTTGCCGGGTATTGAGCGCGATATTTTCGTGCTGCTTCTTTGGCTGCTTCAGCATTGACCAAATATTCTGCTTTGCGGAATTGAACTTTTCTTTCTGGGTTTTGCTCTCGCCAAAGTTTTGTTTTTAAAATTGAGGCTTCTCTTGTTCGTGCGTAGTACGCTGCTCTTCGAACTTTAAAATAACTTTTTCGGCAATCCAAACATTGGCATCTCTGTAACTCAAACTGGTTTACAGGCTTATTTTCTTTACAAACAGTGCAAGTTTTCATGATACCGTTATCGTAACATTTCCGACACTCGTGGTTGCAACTAGGTAGTTTGGGGTTAGAGAGGCGTCAAAAAAACTAGACCCACCAACAGGGTTCCAATTCCACTGAATATCCCTAGATCCACCACTATTGTATCCGTCAGTCATCTGTCCGGAAACAAAATATGTGGTATCTCTACGAGGATTCCTCAAAGCTTGAGGATCATCTACAGGATACATACCCAACTGGAGTTGTGGCTGATCTGGATCCCAGCAACTCTTGCAGACCAAAAGGTCATAGACCTTGGTCTTAATAATCTCTTTTTTCAGGTCAACAAGTTTAAACTGCGCCCCGCATCTATCGCAGATTGCAATCGCCTTCTTACCTGAAGCAAACCTATTAGCCATTTAAATGTAAGTCTGTCGAGGAACAAACCGCAAGGCGGCTGTTTCACGGTCTTCTGTTGAAGCTAATTCCCAAGCTTCGTCATACTGCATTTTTAAGATCTCTAGGCGCTGTGCCCCGTTGGGCACTTTTAACGCTAAATAATAGGCAAGCCCTGCAACCATGCAAGGTAAAAACCGGAATGGAACGTCCATAGTGTTTACACCGCTTCCGGCATCGTCAACACGGCGCATACGGTAGTAAACAAGCTGGTAGGTTGTTGTGTTGTCTGGGGTAGGCCAGACTGTTACGGCTGGTGGGCGAGTCCAATAAACTGGAGTTGTTACGATATGGGTAGCTGCTGCGGTATCTTGCTGTGCCCTGCCGCAAAAGTTCAGAGTTCCGGCTGTGCCACCTGTGGAGGTAACTGAGCTATAGCTGATGATTTCGTTGTCTAGCTTTACAAATCCTGCTGATGGCAGGGGATTTATGTTGCTTAAAGCAATTGTTGAATCTGTTGTTGTGACTGCCGTGGTGACGGTAGAGGCAACTAAATTGGTCTGACCGTCCATTCTTTGGATCCAAATCTGGATCGGGCGAGCCTGTTGCAGCTTGTTTGGAATGGTCGCATAGGTAGAAACACTAATCCGGGTGATGGTCAGATCGGCTTGAGTCGCCACGGAGTTAGCGCCTGTGCGTATAAGGTGTTCCAAAAGGTCTACGGTGTCGTCAGGTAGCGCATATGTGCTAACGCCGGGTATTAGCGTGATCGTGCCTTGTTCAAACGTCCACATGTTGACACCACGATTAGACCAGTCTGCAAATAACAGGTTTAGGCTGCGTCGGGCTGTTTTCAGGTCGTAACCAGAACGGAGTTCAGAACCGGCACGTTCAAATGCTTCCTCAACAATTTCTGTGAGTTCTAGATTGAATGATGTGGTTCCAGAGGTTGCCATTGTTATTTCCTTGCCGTTTTAGCGGCTTGCAAGAAAGCTGCGTTAGTAGGAGCACCTTTAGCTCCCGGCTTACGCATTTTTTCTCCACGCGCTCTTTTGGCATGAATGTTCGCGTACAAACCCACTTTACCGCCTTCTGCATACTGTGTAAACGCAGTGTTATCCCGGCGAGCCTTCTTTACGGCTGATGGCATTTTGGAGGGGTTGATATCACCCATACCGCGACTAGACATCATATATATCTACCTTTGGTTTTACCGCGCTGTGCAATACCATCAGCACGGCTTGATGCTTTGGAAACAACTTTACCACCACGTTTGTATCCACCAGCAGATTCCCGCGTGTCATCATCGATTTCCGGGTTGCGACCGGCGTACATTTTGCCTTCAATAGACATATTTTTACCGCCAGAAGATTTCTTTTTCTTAGAGGGGATAACCTCTTCAGAGTCTAGATCGCCCCTAGCAATACGCTTCTTAGCGTCTTCCGACAGTTCTACTTTGTCACGACTATTGGCAACGCGCTCGGCTAAATCACCTAAACCAGACTTATCAACAATTTGTTTACCTGCTCCGGTTTTTTCATCAATTGCACGACCAAGGCCATATCCAGCTTCTAAAGCAACACCAGCAGCACCAGCACGACCAATGTTTCTGTTTACAGCACGGCCTCCGGCTTCTATTACTGATCGACGTGCTCCACCCTTTAGGTCAGATGAATTTATGTTCGCAGCTTTTTTGGCTTTGCCAACGTCTTCAGCGCTACGTTTTACAACGTCGTCTCTAAGACCGGGTAGATTGTCCCATCTAGTAGCCATTAGCACATCTTTCCACGGGTTTTACCACGTTGAGCAATACCATCTGCACGAGAAGAAGCGGAGCCACCCTTAGCCATACGCACTGGCTCATCCACTGGGACTGAGTCAGGATACATCTTGGGTTTTGCCTTTTTTGGTGCGCTAGTAGCTTGCTTTGGCTTTGCTACAGGCTCATCCACAGGTGTGGAGTCAGGATATTTCATTTAGCACATCCCGCCTTTCTTCATGGTAACTTGAGTACCTTTGGTTAAGCCGCGCTTGGCTACGCCATTAGCATCTTTACGGAATGTGCCGCCACCAGCCAATTTAGTCATGGTCGAACCTTTGTGCAAACGGCCTTCGTGTTTGTTCACAGCCTTCTGCATCATGGATTTGTCTTGTTTCATGTCGGCTTTACCGCCCTCAGCTTTACCGTCTTTTTTCTTTGCCATCATTGCCATGAAGCCGGGGTTCATTTTAGAAGCCATAGTATCACCACCTTTTGAAAATTTACGGCCTTTATCGGCCTCGTTAAAGTCTTTTCCCACGGACTGCGGGATTCCTACTTTCTTAGCAAACGATGGCGAATTGGCTATCGCAGCCATGAAATTGTGTTGCTTTTTAGAGCTACTTGGCATCATTTCGCTGCTTG